TATAGTGCGAAAAAATCTTCCTCTTCCTGCGCTCTTAATAACTGAGCATCTTTAATTACCTTGTTTAGTTCGGCTTGTTTTTTCGCTTCTGCGTCAACGTATTTTTTATTTATTGCGTTGGCAGTTTGTTCGGCTTCCTGAATGTATAGTGCGTCAATTTTTGCGCGTTCGTCTTTGTTTAGTTTTTCGTTCTTCAACAAGTCTTCACGTAGTCGCTCGTATTTGTAGGTATTGGCTTGTAGTTCCTTTTCAACTCCGTCTTGCATTACTCCGAGCGTCAAGTCCTGAATTAGCCGTGTGGCTGCGAGTCGGTCGGCAAGGAATTGCTTTTGTGCTTCGGCTGCCTTTTGCCCTTCGTTAATTACTTCCTGATTGAGTTTAACTTCCTCAACCTTTATTTCATGTGCCTTAGCTTTGTTTTCCTTAACCGTGTCTTTGTATAGCTTAGTTTGGTTCAAGAAGTTATTGTCCATAATCTCCAACAACTTAAGGTTGTTATTGATTTCTTCCTGCATGTACTTGTTACGCTCAATTCGTAACGCTAAAGTGCTTTTTCCTTCGGCATCTAACAAGGCAATTTTTTGGTCCATTAAACCAAGCACCTCTTGACGCTTTTCTTTTTCCTCTTCAAGTGCTGCGGTAGTTTTGGCAAGTGCTTCATCGGCTGCAAAAGACGTTAAACCCATTAAGTCCAAGAACCATTTAACCGCGTCAATTAGTGGTTTAAATGCTTGAGTCAAAAAGTCGACAAACTTAGTCACGAAACCTAACCTTTCGGCTAACATGTAAAGACCCGCGACAATAGCAGCAACAACCGCAGCAATTAAGAATATAGGGTTAACAAGTAATTGCGCCCCCAACTTAAGAAACGCACCACCAACACTCGCAACCGTAGAACCTAACCCCTTCAAAGAACTTGATATCGTCTTTCCGTCAATTTTCCCTAAGTTACCTGCGAACAATTGAGCCGATTCGGCAGCACCCTCGAAGTCCATTGACATAAGTTGCGAAGACATCAACCCGAAGGCGTTACTCGTTTGCTCAAAACGTGAACCAGACGCAAAGACCGCAGCCCTTTCGTTAGCATCTTTCAGTTTGTCCGAAAGTTCACCCGCTTTTTCTGCGAGGTCCGCCATTTGTTTAGGGTCCGTTGCGTTAGCTAACTCCCCTTTTAAGGCTTTAAGTTCCGAACGTATCTGAGCGATACCGTTGAGTTTTATATTTATTTCTTGGTCTGCCATTAAATAACCATCATTGTGTTATCGTAGTCACCTCTATTCCCACATCCACCAACTGGCTTGATATCTGAGTCCGTGTTTAAGTCACTTGTAAACTCAGGAAACAAAGCCTTATTAGTAAGTAGGTAGTTAGTAAGTCGCTTTTCGTAGAAAGCTGCCATTTGTCCGTAGTGGTCCATCACGAAAGCCGTTTCATTTTGGCTAACGTTGTTAGAATAGTCCCCGAACTGCGTTTGAATACCTTTGTTCTTAAGTTGGTATGTTAGTCCGAAGGCTGCTTGTTCGGCTGCCCTCCACGCTACAACTGGCTGTATCTTTTCAACTAAAGCCTCTTCGTCGTTGTTTAAAGTCTGAGCGTTATACGCACCCAATAGATAAGCGTAGAAATAACTTCCGAGTATTGCTTGTACTCGCATATCACTCGCTGGCTTAACGTACGGGAAAACATCCGTAACGTCAACATTCGCGGTTATTGGTGTGTTTACCTTAAGGTAATTTTCAGTTACGAAATAAATCATAATGTCGGTGTGTTATTTTCGCTCAATGGTGGTAAAGCTGCCATTGCTCGTATTTCGTTAGGTGTCATTGTTTCGAGAACCTTTGCAGCGAGTGTTGGGTTCATGGCGTTAAGTGCATTAATTACCGCTTTACCTTCGTCTTCAACTGCTGTAATTGTTTCGTTGACAATTTGATAGTTGGTTATTTCGATGTGTGTATTTATACCTACGACTTTTAAAAGTTGGTTAAATACATCGGCAACAGTTTCGCGCAAAGGAATAATTGTGTTTTTCTCAAAAATTACGTACGCTTGTTTAATGTCCGAACCCGAACCAAGTGAACCCGTAGTTCTAACTCCAAGAAGTATAGGGTCGATGGTGTGAGCGAAACAAATTTGCTCGGTATTTAATTCACTTACACCCTTAAACAATTCATCGTTTGAGTTTGTAGGTACGTTTACTAAGTCGGGTAAACTTTCTTTGTTATTGGCAAAGAAGGCAACCGCTTTTCCTGCGTTTTCTGCGCCTTTCAACTTGTTAACCGTGTCTTTAATTAACTGCATCTCTTCGGGTCCTTGTGGCTTCTTAGGAAACATCATTGCAAACGATGGGAAAATGCTATTTTGTATGTTTGACTTTTGTAGGTAACTCAATTCACCACTCAAAAAGGCGAAGTTTAACGCACTTGTATACTGAGGAAGTGGGTAAAAGTCTTGTCCAACTGACTGACCTTCGTAAGCCAACAAATAACACCCGTCTTTGTGTTCGGGGTGGTAAGGTAAATACGTCTTTATTTGAAGTCCATACTCCCAATCTTCGTTAACTGCGTAGATAGTTTTCGTTTGGTTTATTCTTACCTTTTCAGGGGCAACCCGGTACACGTTAAACACCTTCCCACCTTTCAACTCAACGTGAAAATAGCATCTATCGTGAAGAATAATGTCTTTAGTGATTGCCTTAATAGTTCCTTTCAAGCCAATTTTCTTACCGAACGAGTAAAGTCCATGTCGGTTAACTTCGTCTCATCGAATGAATAACCCCCACCGATTGCCGCGTTAGTCTTAAAGTCTACAATAGACCCATGCAACGGACTCATGAAATACATTTGATTCATGTACTGCGGAAACAAATTGTCAAACCCGAAACGAACGTACCCTTGTGTAGTGTATCTTACATCTATTCGTGGTAATGACAAGTTACCTTCAGGAACTTTGAGAAACGGTGTACTAAAACTTTGATAACCCGTGTCAACTACTTTAAGACTTTCGTCTTTTTTAAACTTTCCAAATAAACCCATTATTCATAAATTGAATTTGATACACCCTCGACCACCATACGACCTTCCTCAACTAAAGTTAAACCATTATCATTCGTGTTTGGGTCAACTATAATTGGCACTGGACTTTCGTAAACCCAATATCTATACTGACCTATGCGAAACGTCACGTCTACACCCTCATCCAAAAAGAAAAGATTGTAACGATTAACGTACTGCGAAAAGTCCACACCCACCCAATAAATAGGTGCGAGTGTTTGGTCCATCTCCCACACGAATTTAAACAACCAAGTCGGTGCTGTAATTGTCGCACTTTCGGTAAGCGTTAAAGCTATTGTATTGTTTTGGTTTTGTTCAATGTATATCATACTACCTTAATAAGTAAGATTTGAAAAAGTTGGTTAAATAAAAAAGGGGAGTAATTAAACCCCCCTTAGCTTTAAGTTGTGTTATCCTTAGATAATGTCAGGAATTTCTGCTGCATCTACTTCAAATGCAAGATTTTCGTTTTCAGCTACAAACGTAATTGAATACTTAGACCCGTCCGCTTTAGCCGTTCCCGAACCTTCAGCAACCGCAGTAAGTTGAGCGTTTGGAAAATACCAATACTTTCCGTTTGCGTCACCAACTACAAGTGCCAAGTCGCGTTGACCTTCGCCAAGGATTTTAATTGCTTTAGACTTAGCCGCCTCACGTCGGTGGAAAATCAAAGTAATTGTTTGTGTAATGAAAGACGAACCATTTACTAGGTCAATCGCTGCCTCTTCCGTAAACATTCCCGTGTTACGTCTGAACTCGAAAGGAATGAAAGGGTCTGCAAGTGTACCGAAAGAAGAAATTATCCAGTTAGCCTCAACAATAGTTCCCGTCATGTTGTCCATGTCGTTAATATAAATTGAAGTTATCCCTCCGATATTGTTGTCGCAACCCTTTAAAATTGTTTCTATTGTTGTACAAGCCATTTTATTTAGTATTTAAGAGTTAAAAAAAAGGGGGCGGTTAACCCCCCTGAAACTATCTAAATAATTTTAGCAGTATTGGTCTCCACCATACCAAACAACCTGAGTAGTGTTCACAACGTAGAAACCTGCTTTAAAGTCAGCACGCGCACCGATACGACGGTCCAAAGTTGTCTTAGAGAAGTCAACGATTTGCAAGTTGTCTTGGTCACCTTCTGCATCTAAAGCATAGATGAAGTTAGTGTAGTCAGACAAAATGATTGTTGAAGCAGGAAGACCATACTCAACTACAACTGGGATATCCAAGTAAGTCAAAGCCAAACCTGTAGTAACGTTCGTGATTGTGTTAGTCGAAGCCGTAGCGATTCGGTAGTTAGCAGCAACGTCAGGAGAAACTTTGAATTGCATGTTAGCAGGATTAACCAACATTTCGTTAGTCGCAGCCGCCAAAGTAGCACCCATTTTAGCAAGTACGTTTGAAGACGTGATAGCCGCGTAAGTTCCTGCAGGTGTAATAAAATCGTCAGCAGTACACAAACGCAACAACCAACCATCACACAAAGCCAATGCAGGTGTAGCACTTGCCGTATCACCTCTCCACATCAATTGAGCAAGTTCTTGGTGACCTTTCTTCGCCATTTGTGCCCAGAAGAAGTTCATGAAAGATGCAACTGAAAAATCAGAGTTAGAACCTTTAGCCATTTCCAAAGCCAACCAAGATTGTTCTAGGTCGTATTGACAAACAGATGCTTGTGAAGTCAATGCACAAACGTCGATTTCTACTGCTGAAACTTCGCCGTTTTGTGCTGTAAAGTCACATTCTGCCTCAGCAAGAACCTTGTCAAATACAACCGTTGCAATTTTTGTTTTGTTTTTGATACCCGGAAGGACACGGTAGTTAGATACTGCGTTCTCCATTCCGTAAAGAATAGAGTAATACTCTGAAGGGTTTGCTTGAAGTAACGCGCTCGCGTCTACTGTCAAATCGAATTTGTACTTTTTAGCCATTGTCTTTATTTTTTTAAGAAGTCAATTACTTGGTTAAACTTTTGCGCCGCTGTCATTTTGATTTCTTCAACGGGTGCGACTTCCTCCGTTTCAGTTAGTTCATTCTTTAGGTCTGCGATAACTTGCAATAGTTCGGAAATTCGTTGCTCAATGTATGGGCTAACGATTGCCAAAATAGCGTCGGTGTCTGCTGCAGGGTCAATAGCTGCTTCAACTTCAACAACCTCTTCTTCCTTAACGGACTCTTCGGTTACTTCGGTTGTGTCTGCTAATTCCACTTCCGTAGACGCTTCAACTTCCATTACTTGCTCCTCAGTCGTAGGAATTTGCACGTCAACAACTTGACCGTCTTTTACGATAATCAATGTGCCGTCTTCGAGCGTGTGTTCTCCGTCTGGTAACATATTATTTATTTTTATTTGGTTGCTTAATTTAAGACCAAGAAAGCCCTCAATAGAAAAGCCTACTTGACCTGCTTCGACTAACTTGTTATAATAGTCCGTGTCCGTGATTTGTGCCGTGACCATCAAAGTTCCTTTAGGTACCTCAATACCAAAAGTGCTTTTCGCCTTGTCCGCTTCGGGGTTGTCAACTAACCACGCTTCGAGAATGTAGGCAGGAACGATTTGGTCTCCTTCGTGTTCTAAGTTGAAAAGGTTTCTATTGTTCAAGTTCAACATGAAGTCTTTGAAAATCGTGTCTATTTCGACCTCGCTAAATTGTACATAGTACTCGCCCATGTCATCATCACGTCTGTAAATGTCCATAGGAATCATTGCAGGTGCAGTAATACGATATTTTTTCTCGTCTGCAAAATGGCTTTTTGCTTGGGACTTAAACGCGACACCCTTAACCAATACGGCAGGGTTTGACGTGAACGCTATAGCGTCTACACCAAGCGGTTCAGTGCCGTCGTTGTAGGCTTCGTCTATGGTAATTTTGTAAGTTGGTAAACCTTCCATTGACTTAATAAGTACGCTAAAAAAGTTTTGGTTAATTTTTAAACATTATTTTTATACCTTTGGTTAAAATCTAAGCAATGATTCAAATTTACGGGGCTGAAATACCCAACCAACTAAACGAGTTAACCGTTGAGCAGTTCGACCACCTCAACAAAATCGAAAACAACATCGAGTTAGACACCATCGAAAAGTGGATAGAGAAATTTATTTACTTAGGGGTTGAAGAAAAAGCCTTCGATTCAATGGAACTTGACGAGTTCGCAAACTACATTAAAGACTTTAACAAGTCCGAAATACCAAGCACCGAAAAGGTGACGCAAATTGTCATTGACAAATACACTTATGAGACCTCCGAGAATATCGGTGTTAAAGACTTGGGGCTTATTGAGAAAATTTACCGCAGTCAAGACGACAATTTTACCGCTCAAACACTTGCAATTTTATTCAAACGAACGGACCTTACACGAACCGAACACTACGCACCTGCACACCTGAAACTAAAGACTAATTTGTTCAAGAAACAAACAGCAGAAATTGCATTTCCGTACATTCTCGATATTCTACAAAAGATAACCAAGATAACCGAAAAGAAAGTTGATGAAACTACCGAAGAGTTGGAACGAGGTAACGGTTAATCAATGGGTCGAACTTAATTCAATAGACCCTAACGAATTTAACAGCGTGTTTTTGCACACGTTGGAAGCTGTCTCCATACTTTCCGATACAGACCCCGAAGAGTTGGAAGACCTAACCCCCGAAGAACTCATTGACCTTGCCAGTGAGGTATCTTTTATTAAGCGTGAGCCGTCCAATAAGCCTAAACAAGCCGTGAAAGGTTTTATGTTGAAGCCGTTGGACGCGCTTACCTTAGGGGAGTTCATCGACCTTGAGTATTATATTAGTCAAACCACCGAGAATTTTACCCTTTTGCTTAGTATATTATACAAGCGATGGAAACGTGACGATTGGGGCAACCTTATATTTGAGCCTTACGTGTATAAGTTAAACGAACGTACCGACCTATTTAACGAAGTCAGCATTAATGAAGTCTTTGGTGCGGTAAACAATTACGTAACCTATTCAAACGACTTTAAGAAACGCTACGAAAATCTATTTAACCCCGTAATCGAAGAAATCGAAACGGAAGAACTAGACGAAGATGACCTTAAAGCCGAAGCCGAAGAAAAGGTATTTACTAAATGGTCGTGGGAAAAACTACTTTACGACATCGCCAATGAAGACCTTACCAAAATAGACGCAGTTACGGACTTACCGTTAGTGTTCGTGTTTAACATGCTGTCAATGGTTGAAGAGTTACAGCTAAACAAGGCTTAACCCCAAACCTTCCACATTTTATCGTACTCAAATAAGCCGTTCCATTTACCACCATCTGCACCAAACAAGTTATAAGTAATGTTAACCTTCACATTGTCGGGTGTCATTCCTACCGTGTCAGCATTTAAGAAAGGGTAAGTTTTAATCATGAAAGCCAAGTACTCATCTATTGCACCACTAATAAATCTTTGACCATTAGCCGAAGCCATAGCGTTTTGAGTAATGTAATGCGGACGTATAACACCGCCGTTAGTTAGTTCCGCTCCCTTGTCTAAGAACATATAGTAATAAATAGCACTAATTTCTACATACAAGTTATTTACGTCACCACTACCCGCAGAAATACGAATCGAATCTTTCATTGTACCAAGTTGTACTAAGCCTTGACGCTGTATTTCTTGTTGAATTGCACGCTGTAAATGTACTCGTGTTTTGTATTTAATGTTGTATTGTCCCGGTAGTGCCATAACCTTTTAAGTAATTCGTGTTTATGTTGGTTAAATAATAAGCCAAGCCGTTGCTCCATTTGATAATAAACGAACACTTGACAAAGAAGTTAATGAATAACTAATTGCAGTATCAATCACATCCGTACCAAAAGGGTAAATAGTATTTGTAAATCCGTTTGTCCCTTTGATAATAAATACTTGACCTATATTTTCTTCGTTTGCCTTTGGTAAATACACATTAATTGCTCCAGTGATATTTGCACATATAAGAACACAATTATCTATATTTAGGTAGTAGTCAACTGTGGTTTTTGCAATAGGTAACTGAAGCCCTCCCGAAATAGCAAGACTTGCAATTTTCGCAACGTCCGCGCCTAGTCGCTCGGTAACGATACCTGTTTGGTCAAGTATCTTATTGTTACCTACAATGATACCATTAACACCCGGTTGTATTACGTTACCTTGCCCGTATATTGCGCTCGTTGACGTGGAAGGTATAACGTTACCTACGAATGAATTGTTAAAGTGTATACTTCCCGTGTGACTTGCTAAGTCTCCGATTGTCGTTGGAGTAACCGACCCCTTAGCAAATGGGGCTAAGTCTATTTCGGTGTCTACACTCATCAACTCAACCTTAGTTAGATTCTGAGCGTTGCAGTCGTAATCGATGACCTTGTTAATCGTCCACCAAGAGTTGTCTATTCGTATCTTAGAATTTAACTTGAGGCTTTGTATATCGTCTTCGCGTAGGTCGAAGAACGCAGTCAACATCTTACCCACGTTTATTTGATTAACCGTACGTCGCCAGTATAGGTTGTATAGGTTGTTATTCGTCACGTTGTAACCTTCGTAAAACATGTAGTCGGGTTGAGCGAATAGAATATCAAATGTCGGGTTAATAGGGTCGTCCCAATGGTGTAAAATTGGGTAAGTCGTTACACCACTTTCTCCAGTTGTTCCGTAGTCGTAAATATTGTAAGAGTCACACGTACCTACACCCCCATCGTGTAAGATACGAATGTTAACTTTCGGCTCACCTGAAAGCATAGGTAGGTAAGCGTTGAAAGTGCTTTGTGTTATTGGTGTAGGTGAAAACGTAATTTCTTTGGTGTCTATTCCTTTAACATATTCGTTGTCGAAGATAAATTCAAGTTGTCCGTAAATTTCTTTAGTTGCTTCAAAGTAAATTTTGTTAGGGTCGTCCGAATCGTTTTTGTAGGTAAGTATTAATTTCTTCGCGCTTAGTTCAGGCAAGAATTGAA